CATTCCGACGGCTACAGCGACCGCGTCAGGCTTGAGAGCAAGGTCGACCCAGGCAATACCGGCATGTCGTGGGTGCAGGCGTTGGGAACGGTCCTGACTTACCTGCAACGCTATTCGCTGCGCGCGGCCATCGGCCTCGCCGCTGGGATCGATGACGACGGGCGCACGGGCGGGGCCTCGCCCAAGATCAGCATCGAGCAGGCTAACGAGCTGCAGAAGCTCATCGACGACACGGGCCGCAGCCAAGCGACGCTGCTCAGGCTCGTCGGCGTCGACGAGGTCGTCGAGATGAACGTCGATCAGTTCACGCGAGCGAAGGAAGTCCTGGGCCTCGCGAAGGCAGAGAAGGCGCGCAAGAATGCTCCAGCAGGGAACTGACGCCTGGAGGCAGGCGCGCTGCGGATCGATAGGCGCGTCCGACGCGCCGCGCGTCGTGCGCCGCATCAAGTCGGGCGGCTATAGCGCGGATCGCGACAGCCTGATGGCGGAAAAGGTGCTTGAGCGCCTGACCAACACCCCGTTCGAGAAGTTCAAGAGCGCCGCCATGCTCAGGGGGATCGAGCGCGAGCCTGAAGCGCGCCTGCTCTACCAGATGGTGCGCGGCGTCGAGGTCGAGCAGGTGGGCCTCGTCCCGCACCTGTTCATCAAGGGCTCGCACGCCTCGCCCGATGGCTACGTCTTGCAGCCGGGCGGCACCGCGTTCGATGGCCTGATCGAGATCAAATGCCCAGAGCCCGCAGCGCACCTCGACACGCTGCTCACCGAGACGATCAGCAACGACTACATCGTGCAGATGACGTGGCAGATGGCCTGCGCCCGCATGCCCTGGTGCGACTACGTCTCGTTCAATCCCGACTTCCCGCCCGCGATGCAGCTCTGGATCAAGCGCGTTCATCGCGACCAAAGCCACATCGCTGAGCTGGAGCGCGAGATCACGATCTTCATCAGAGAGCTGGAGGCGAAGGTCGACAAGCTCTCGCGCCGCTACGCGATGGCGGCATGACCATGATGGCCTTCACCTGGAACGGCGAAGCGATGGTCCCGATGCGGCCGAAGGCCGCCGACAAGGCGTTCGTGATCGGCCGCCGCTACTGGCTCGACGAGGTCAGCGAGCGGAGCTGGGCCTCCCATCAGCAGCAGTTCGCCTGGATCGCCGAGGCGTGGGCCAACCTGCCCGAAGCCCTGGCCGATCTCTACCCCACGCCAACGCACCTGCGGAAGCGGGCGCTGATCCAGGCGGGCTTCTATGACGAAACGATCATCGACGCGGGGTCGAAGGCCGCCGCCCTGCGCATGGCCGCCTACGCGCGCGGCGCGGATGAGTTCGCGGCGATCTTCGTGCGCGGCCCCCTGGTCATCGTGCGCAAGGCGAAGAGCCAGCGCATGCACGGCCACGACCGGATGGACAAGGCCGAGTTCGAGCGCAGCAAGACCGCTATCATGGAGGTGATCGCCGAGATGATCGGCGTCGAGCCTGAGCGGCTCCGGGGGGCGGCATGAGGACCCTCAGTTGGTTCTCCTGCGGCGCTGCATCGGCCGTCGCCACCAAGCTCATGGCCGAGGCCGAGCCCGTCTATTGCGAGACGGGGGCCGAGCATCCCGACAACGAGCGTTTTCTCGCCGCTTGCGAGCAATGGTTCGGCCGCAAGGTGACGCGGCTCAAGTCCGACAAGTACATCGACACCTGGGATGTGTGGACGAAGCGGCGTTACCTCGCTGGCGTAGAAGGCGCGCTCTGCACCGTGGAGCTGAAGGCCGCGCCCCGGCTGGCGTTCCAGAGGCCCGACGACATCCATGTACTGGGCTATACGGCTGACCTCGCGGACCTGAACCGGGCGAAGCGATTGTGCGCGACCTACCCTGAGATGAGGATCGTCACGCCGTTGATCGAGCGCGGACTGCTCAAGGCCCATTGTCTCGACATCATCGAGCGCGCCGGGATCGTCCTGCCGCCGCTGTACGCGATGGGCTTCCGCAACAACAACTGCATCCCGTGCGTGAAAGCGCAGAGCGCCGCCTATTGGGCGCTGGTGCGCCGCGAGTTCCCGGCCGAGTTCGCCCGCATGGCGCGACTGTCGCGTGAGCTTGGGGTCAGGCTTTGCAAGATCGGCGACAACGACGGCGGGCGCGAGCGCGTGTTCATCGACGAGATCCCGCTCGCCCAGCCGGTGAGCGATCCGATCCAGCCGTCGTGCGACTTTCTCTGCCACCTCGCTGAACAGGATCTGACATGATCCGCATCGCATTCTCGAACGCCACCAAGCGCATCATCGTGAGCCGCGCCACCGACATGACGGGGCGGGTATGGTGCGAGCAGTGCGGGGCCGAATGCCCGACGCGGGGCGACTACGAGGTCGATCACGTCGTCCCCGAAGGCGTGCAGCCCAGCAACGACAACCGGCCCGCGCTGTCCGCAGACGACGGCAAGTTGCTCTGCCTCAAGTGCCACGACATCAAAACGCGGCGCGACGTGTTCGAGATCGCCAAGATGAAGCGCCTGGGAGCAAAGCACCGCGTCGTCGGCCGGGGACCGACCGCGCTGGCCCGGCGCTACGGCATCAAGCAGGAGTTCGACTGATGCTGAGGATCGCGCTCGCCCTGGCTCTCCTGGCCTCCACCGAGGCGTCGGCGCACTGCTATTCGCGCTGGTACTACCCCTGGCCGCAGCGGTGCGGCGGGGCGCGTCAAATGGTGCGGCCTACGGTAGCGAACCGGCTCAGTACTGTAGCGAGCCGGTTCGCTACAGTCCGATTTGTGGAGCCCGCAATCGCCCTTCCGAGCCTCGCCCAGGCCGATCTCGACGGCGGCGGGGCGGATGAGCCCACCCGCGCCCGATTGCTGCTACGGGCCGCCCTGGAGGCCGCCAATGCCCATTGAGGCCGCCACCCTCTACAATGAGATCGAGCCTCACGCGGCGGCGTGGCTGCGCAACCTGATCGCGCTTGGCGAGCTGCCGGATGGAGTGGTCGATGAACGGTCAATTGTCGATGTTCGAGGAGCCGACCTCGATGGAAGCGACGAGCTCCACTTCTTCGCCGGGATCGGCGTCTGGGCCAGAGCCGTCGCCGAAGCCGAGCAGGCGAGCAATCGGCGGCTCGCAAGGCCGCTCTTCACTGGGTCATGTCCATGTCAGCCGCTTTCGGTCGCTGGACAGCGAAAAGGCCATCTCGACGAACGACACCTCTGGCCCGCTTTTCACCGCCTCATCGCCGAGCGCCGCCCTGCAACGATCCTTGGAGAGCAGGTTGCGGACAAGGATGGGCGGGAGTGGATGGCCGCTGTTCGCCACGACCTGGAGGCCAGCGGATATGCCGTCGGGACCGCCATCCTGCCTGCTGGCGGCCTCGGCGCGCCGCACCTCCGCTACCGGATGTTCTTCGTGGCGCACGCCGACAGCGGGCAGTCCGAACAGTTTGCGTGGCAAGGGGCAGGAACCATCGAAGCGGCTGGCTGGCGGGCATACGGTGAACTTGCAGGACGAGGTGATGCTGGCGGGCTGGCCGACGCCAGCGGCGCGGGACTGGCGCAGCGAGAGCGCATCGGAGGCGTACCAGGCCGAGCGCATCGAGCAGACGCGGGGCAAGCCCTTGAGCGAGATGGTGCAACTGGCGGCCTGGCCGACGCCGAGGGTCAGTGGCGCGGGCGAGAGCGAGGAGAGCTACGCGAACCGCAAGAGAACGGAATACGAGAAATATCCAGGCAAAGGGATCGGCGGGTTGAGCCTGGACGTGGCGGCGCAACTGGCGGGCTGGCCGACGCCGAAGGTCACGGCTTGCCGAAAGAGCGTCACCGCAATGGACCGCCAGGATTACATGTCGGCCATGGACTTGGAGCAGACGGCGGAAGCAGCGTGCGGCATCATGCCGAGAGAGATCCATCTTCTTCGGCCGGAAATGCAGAGGCGTCTCGGCTTCGGGGGGGAATGGAGCGGCCCCGCTCGCCTTGCTTCTGGTCAGATGCTGACTGGATCTTCTGCCGCGACGCCAAGTGGCGGCCAATTGAACCCGGCTCATTCCCGTTGGTTGATGGGTCTGCCTTCCTCTTGGGATCGGGCGGCCCCTACGAAGGCATGTCCAGAGCCGGAATGCTCCGAGGATACGGAAACGCCGTAGTCCTGCCGGTGGCGCGGGCCTTCGTCGAATGCGCCATGGAGGCGTTGCATGCCCACTAAGGCCCATGGACCCTTGCAGGAGGACTACAAGCGCCTGATCCGCGAAGCCAAGCGGGCCGGGGCTCCAGCCGTGGTTGTTTATATCGGCGGAACGCCCGTTGTAATTCCATTGAACGACACTTATCTGGAGAAGTTGGCGCTGGGCCAACCTCCCGCACCGCTTACCACCGAGGAGCGGAAGGAGGTCAAGTTAGTCTGGTAAGGGAACCATGAACACGTCACGCAAAGCATCGGCGGAACAACGGAGAAGGCCGCTGTTTCCGGGTCATAGGCCGGAGAAGGGCCTACACTGCGAAATCAACCGGCACGGCAATGAGGTCTGGTACTATCGCGAGGGCCATGGGCCGCGCACCCGCCTCGACCACCCATTCGGCTCGCCTAAATTCATCGAGGCGTACAAGGCGGCCAAGTGGGGCACTGGTCCTGCGGGGGAGCCTTCGCCCGCGCAAAAGGCTCTGTCGCGCAAGGACCCGAACTGCCTTGAGTGGCTGATCGACCGGTACTTGGCGTCGCGCTACTTCGCCTACGAGAACAAGCCGAACACGCAGGCGGCGCATCGGATCGTCCTGCGAGCCGTAGCCAGGAAGAACGGCGACCAGCCGTTCCGCGCTCTCGGCTGGAGCCACATCAAGTCGCTCCGCGATCAGATCGCCGAAAAGGGCTCCAATCCAGACAGGCCCAAACCAGCCCCCGCCATGGCGAACCGGGTTGTCTCCGTCCTTAGCATTCTGTTCAAATGGGCCATCGAGGAAGAGCGGCTGCTTGAGGTCAACCCCTGCGACGGCGTCAAGAAGGTCAAGTACGAGCAGAAAACCAATCACCCTTGGACCGACGAAGAGTGCGACCGCTTTGAGGCGGCCTATCCTCTCGGCACCCGTGAGCGGCTCGCCTATGCGCTTCTCGGCATGACCGGCCAACGCAGCAGCGACGTTGTCCTCATGGGCCCCCAGCATATCGACGAAGATGGATTCATGAGGATACGACAGCAAAAGACCGGTAAGTGGATCACGGTGAAGGTCCCGCCCTCTCTCGCGGCGGCTATCGCCGCAGGCCCAACCGGCGAGGAGACGTTCGTCGCCAAGCAAGACGGCGGGAAGCTCGGCGTGAGCGCCTTTGGCGCGTGGCTGCGCTCGGCCTGCGACAGCATCGGCCTCCCCGAATGCACGCCGCACGGCCTCAGGCACGCCGCAGCCACGCGGGCGCTGGAGAACGGCGCCGACGTGGACTACCTGACCTCGGTCTTTGGGTTCACGTTGCCGGTCGCGGCCAGATACGTCCAGACTGCCGATGGCAGGAAGGCTGCGGAGCGCGGCGCGGCTCACTTGGAGAGGCAGGCGCCGCGCCCGCATCTGAGGGTAGTGGCCGGATGATTGAAAAAGGGGCCCTGCGGGGCCCCTTTTTTTAGAACGCGAACCGGGCGCTCTTGCCGCGCCTGAGGCCCGCCCAGGCCATCGCCGCTGCGCCCATCAAGAGCATCGCCCAGGTCGCGGGCTCTGGCGTCGACACGGCGGTGATCGTGCCGTCAATCGCGATGTGGATCGGCGAGCCGCCGCTGATCCCGCTGACCTCCGCGAAGTACGCTCCAGCGCCGAGCGGATCGGGCGTCACGGTCGCGGCCTGCCCGCCGAGGAAGTTGATGAGCGACGAGCCTTCGATGAACGAGCCGAGTGGCTCGAACGGCGACACGGGCGCGGTCCCGGTCTGGGTGTTGAGCGACAGCTCGCCGCCCGTGATCCGCTGGAAGCCGATGGCGCTGTCGCTAACCGACACGGTGACGATCTCCGAGGTCGGCAGCGTGAATTCGAAGAACTCCGAGAACCCGATGCCGCTGCCGGGCGTGTCCTGGGCCGGGAGCGCGAGGCTCTCGTTGAGGACCGCGCCGATGTTGTCGACGGTGATCTGGGTGGCGGCGTGGGCGGCGGTCGAGCCGACGGCGACCGAGAGCGCGGCGGCGAGAAGGATGCTTTTCATGATGGAGCCCCTGGTTCGAACAATGGCCAAATCTACCATGTTCACCGCAACCATGCTCGCGATATTTTTTCCCGCACCTTTTAAAGGGCGGGATCTGAGACAAAAAAATCCATATATATCAATGCATTAAGAACAACAAAACATTTCATAACAAACTCAGATAAACGCCTAAAATCAATGATTTACCTCCCCTGGCGGGAAAACTGACCCTCCTGTACCCGTTGGCTTTCCTCATTAAAAATCCCGCCCTTTTCAAGTCACCAATCGAGCTTCAGTTTCAAGGCATAGACCCCGCGCTCTGTCCTCTCGATCTCGCTCTTGAGTGCGTCAAGCACAGTGCCGAGGCTGTGCTGCGAATAACCACAGCGCAAGAGTTCGGCCCGCATTTGCGGCACACTGGCAGGACCGCTCTGCAAAAGATCGCGTATGACATCGCCTGCTCGTCCGCCCATAGAGCCGGGAGCGCGCCAGTAACCTTGGCGAGGAGCGGGCGCCAAGCCCGGCTCTGACCCAGTTTCGTCGCTGGCGTCCGGCGCCTTGTCGTCCCTCTCATCGCCAAACGAATACTCAACGGAGCCATCGCGGTAAACGCGCACTCTTTTTGCGCCAAACCTCTCTCTCGCCTTCATGGCGCGGGCATAATCCGCATAAAGCAATCCATTGGCCTTCGTCGGCATGTCCGCACCTTTTGGCCCATAGGCGCAAAATTTTGGCCGCCAAAGACATGGCGCTCGCCCCGGGTGTGGTTATATGTTGGCCCAATGCCAACGTGAGGGCAAGAGGGACCCGAATGGAACCGGCGACCAAGCAAGACCTCGAACGCGCCATTGAGAGCGCCGAGCGGCGGCTTGAGAAGAAGCTCGACGAACTCAAGGCGTGGATGCTCGACCGCGAAGTGGCGTCGATCCGATGGTTCGTCGGGACGCAGCTCGCCTACGTCGTCATCACGCTGGGCGCCATGTACTTCATGTTGGCCAAGTTGGCGCACCAGTGAAGGCGCTGATCTGGATGGCAGCCTTGCACCCGCTCGTCGGCTGCTGGTTGCTCGTTCGCATCGCCTCCAAGGTGGGGGCGCTCGGATGAACGCGCGCTGGCCCGCCCACGCCGTCCCTGGCGCAAGCCGGGGCCTGACCGAAGCCGAAGCGGCGCTCCTGGCCCAGCTCCTGCGCCGCCCCTACGCCCTCAACAAACGCGAGCGCGATCTGCTGATCAAGCTCCAACGAAAGGTGAAATAAATGACTATCACTCTTATGGTCCTGGCGGTGGTTGTGTTCGGATGGTGGATGTCATTGCGGGGCATCTGGCGCAGACGCCAATGGCGGCGGAAAGTGGCGCGGGAGATCGCGCAGTTTTCCCCGCCGCCGCTCAGTAGAAGCCCTGGCCAAGCCCCATGAACTGATTGAGCGCCTGCCGCGCCTGATCGGACACGAGCTGGCCCTGGAGGGCTCCCGGCGTCGCGCCGGGAACGAGCGTCGGATAGGCGTTGAGGATCGACTGCTGGGTGGCGCCCGCGCCGCCCCCCGCGCCAGCGAGCTTCGTCCCCGCCCATTGCCCCGCCTCGCGGAGGAATGGAAATGGGACCACCTTTTCCGCCAACTTCCCGGCCTGACTGCCCAGCGTGCCGCCGATCAGCTCCTGCAACGACGACGGAGCGCCGCCAACCGCCGAGTTGGCGATGCCCGTGTAGGCGTCGCGGACGTTCTGCGGAAGGTTGGGATTGTCCTTGAGGAATTGCAGCGCCTGGCCCGGCACGTCCATGCCCTTGACCTTGGCCTGCCAGTTCCAGTCGGCGAGCTGCTGGGCGTTGACGGCGCGTTGCTGCGCCACCGCCGTCAACGGATCGGTCGATACGTTCGCCGCCGCCGTCTGGGCCCGCGCCGCCGCATCCTCGGCCGTTGACTTCGCCACCTGCGCTTCAGGCGAGCCCTGCATCGCCCGATTGATCTTCTGGGTCAGGAACGGCCCGACGCCCCCTGGATCGTCCGCCGGCTTCATCGTGGCGATGTTCTCCAGTTCTGCCTGGAGATCGGAGTAGGTCGGGTTTGGCGTGTCAGAGAGCGGTCCCTTGGTGTAGGTGAAGCCGAGGTCGTTGCGCGAAAGTGGGACCTTGCCGAGGTATTCCTTGGCGGCGTCGGCCTGCGCCTGCGCGGATTGAGCGTTCGTTTGCGCCGTTTGCTGGGCCGTCTCGGCGTCCTGCTTGGCTTGAGCGGCAATGGCCTCAGGCGTGTCGGCGCCGTATTTCGTCTCGGCGAGTTTCTTCGCCAGCGGCCCTGCGATGAACTTGCCGCCCAGGCTGAACGGCAGAGCCTCGGCCGCGCTCTTGACGCCTTCCCAACCGACTTTCAGCGGGTCGCGCTCGCCGCTGATCAGGCTCGACCCAGCCCCGTAGCCTCCCATCTGGACGAGAGGGGCGGCGAACGGCGCCGCCGCCTCAAGCGGAGCGCCCAGCCGGGTCGCCGCGTAAACCCCCAAGGGCTTGGCGGTGAACGTATCCAGCCATCCCAGTCTTTGCCGGGCCGCCGCCGTCTCGGCGCGCTGCGCCTGAACGTCGGGATTGAATTGGGCCCATGGCGGCGTCCCCGGCGGCTCGCGTTGGCCGATCTGCGCCATGATCGGATCGGCCCCGCCCATGGTCGCCCAGTTGGCGAAGGAGCGCGGGATGTCCTTGGCCTCCTGCGCGGCGTCTTGCAACGATGGGTCGGGGCTGCTCTTGATCGCCGACATGATTTGCATCAGCGGATGGACCCAGCCGCCAAGCGGGTTTAGGCGGCCAGCGGGAGCCGGGGCAGGCGCAGGCGGGGTTGCGGCGGGCGTGGTCCCCGTCTGCGGCGTCGCGGGCGCGGTCGTGACCGCCGGTGTGGTTGTCGCGGGCGCGGCGTCAGTCTTAGCAGGAGCCTCTTGCTGCTGCGGCTCCTGCTTCTGCTTAAGTTTGTTCAATTCGCCCATCGCCGTCACTCAATCGGGGTTGTGATTTTGCCTTTGGCT